TGATCACCGTGTAATTTTCATAGCTTCTCTAGGATTAGATTGGAATCGTTCCCAAATATGTTTTTGGGTTCCATGATTCCATGACATAACGCTGCTGTTAAGATTATTCCAATGAGGATGAAATTTTCTATTGAAATCTAAAATACCTAAGAAGTCATCGGAGAATGTTGTAATCAATTTATTGATATTTTTATGGATTATCACATCTAGATCAAAATACAAAATCCTATTTCCTAAAGGCAAGGTAGGATCAAACATGTGAACCTTATGCCACCATCCTCTTTGATAATTAGCATTGGGCTGCACTACCATCCTTACTCCGGGTAGTTGATGCTGACTATCGGTTAGACATACAAATTCATAAGGTATGGTCATGTGTCTTGAGACCATGTTACGTAATCTTTCTACATAGTCGTCGCCATACTTGTTACCAAATTTAACACATAGGACTGTGACTCCGGAGTTGATATGTTGCACAGGTACTAGAGGAGTTTCTACAATCGGTGAAGATGCCCCAGCTTTCTCAAGTCTGCGCTCTGCTTTTAGTCTTCTACGCTCTTCTTTGGTTGATTCCATTACCAGTGTCTGATTACCCCTGCTATGATTAAGCAGTTAGTGATGATATAAAACAAGACTATAAGGGTTCGTATTAATGCAATACGATTAGCTTCTTCGTTAGTCTTGTCCTCTTTTTGGCCAAAGGCTTTAGCCCATATATGCCATGCTTTTTGAAACATTTAGTCTCTATAGAACACACTACGTGATTTAGGAGTTTCCCACCAATCAATATGATCAACTGTTACGTTCAATGGTTTCATTTTAATGTCTACTAGTTCTGCCATCCAACTAGATAAGTTTTCACTTGTTGGAACAAAGTCAACGATCATGAATCCTTCATAGTATTCATACTCTGGTGTGTTAGGATCTAGGCCTGTTAGGTCTAACTGCCAACCTGCTACATGGTCTGTGTTCGGAACTAATACCGGAACCAACCCACGATTGCCGATGATTTGATTATACAACGGATCGCTCTTGTCTAATACAAACTGATGATCAATATATTCATTGATCCATTTCTTTAACCATTCAAGATGTCGGAAGTCAGTTACCATACCAGTTGGATCTAAAGTACCTGTTGGACTCTTTAGATATACCTGCATCTTACCTTCATGACCATGAAGATGTCTACACGCACACTTCAAGTCTGCCGCATATTCACCATTTAGTTTTTGTGTCCAAACTCTGTGTCCATAACAGAATTCAAATGTTTTATCTATAATCCAAGTCATCTCTTGCCGTCCTTTCAATGTAAGTTTGATAACACGCAGAATTTTTAAAGTGGGGTGAATGTCGTAGACCACTTTGTATAGTATACAAGAAAAGTATTTATAGATCAACCATTAAGTGGTTGAAATTTTACATTTGGTAATATCCATTGATTAGGCATAGCCCAATCTTGATGATTTAAAATTGTAAATCTTATGTTAGGATAGTATTCAAATATTTTAGATATCTGATATATCCAAAATGAATAATTTATAGGTTTTGAATTTGATTTAGAATAGTTAGGACTATCTTTGTAAATGTTGTTTACTTTATCGTTTGAAGGATATAGATCAAATCCCAATAGTTTTACATCATCAAACCCTAAAGTTGCCGCAAGTAAGACAGCATAAGGTCCACTATTCCAATGTTCGGATTGATCTTTCTTTTCTTCTCCTCGATAGGGTAATTGAGGAACGATAGTTAACTGAGGAAATAACGGTGCTTGATCTTCTCGAATATAGATAGTAGATTGAACATTGTTTTTCAATGCTTCGTCGACCATTCTTTTATCGCAACAGATCAAATGATCAACTTCGATATCTCTATGGATAGCATTACATCCGATCAGGATATGATCTTTTTTGAAAATTTCTAGGTCGATATGCTTACGGCTCTCGCCATTGCCTATAACCAATAACACGTTATCTAATTTCGCCGAATGAGTTCCAAACGCCTGGACTACCTGCTTTAGTGCAGACCCATCCAACATATTGTCTTTGTTGAGGATTTGAATTCCAAACAATGTCACCTAGATTGTATACACCGTTTCTTGGAGGTTCGTCACCACTTAGATGTAGTTTATCATTGAATTTAATAGCACCACTTACATGTAGTTGAGCTCTTGCATCTGGAGTAGATACATTAACCCCTAACGTTCCGTGAACGTTCACGAACACCGGTAAAGAATTTTTATTACCTAATAATATATCACCGTTAGCTGCTACAGAAATTCTAGGAGTGTTATCAGTGATAATATCAAACGGATGGGTAGCATGTGTGCCAACCATACCTCTGTTTGCATCTTTGCTGCCTAATAATACTGAGACTAGATTTTCAACGACTTCAAGAGCGGCATTTGGTTCTTCAGTACCAAGTCCTAGACGATCTGACGATGCATTATAGAAAAGATAATCGTTAACATTGAACGAACCATTAACAATTAATCCTCGTAATTTGCCTACTTCTCTTAGATTACTCTTTGTAACAGTAGGACCTAATTCTAATTCATCTAAAACTTTGATATTATTAATTGAAAGGAATTTACCTTTTTGTATATCAATAGATTCACTAGAGAAAATTCTATCGGGATTACTATTGTAAACAAGTTGTTTAGCATTACCGTGACCTGTCCACAAAATACCTTTACCGTGAATATCACTACCGTTAAAAATTACAGAAATATCTTTTTCGTATTTGATTTCACCGATAATATTAGCTGCTTCGATAGTATCAACTTTGATAGTTTTAGCAATAACATCTTCTAATTCGGTTTTACCTTCGACCTTAAGATTGTCTTTAACAACACCAACTTTTAATTCGGAAATATTAACAGCATCGTCTGTAATGGTTAATTTAGTTTTTGTCGCTTGATCGCTAATTCCTTGGCTGTTGAATCTGATAATTTTTCCACCATCGATATGATCTCCGGATAACGATCTCTGAGGAATTTTTTTAACTATTGCCAACGGGTCACCGGAAAGCAGATCTGTATCTTGGCTTTTTAAGGCATCGCCTAAGGCGGCTAGGGCTTGATCGAGGTTGTTTTTATTCATAGTAATGTATTTATCCGTAACAAAAAAGCGAGCTTGATGCCCGCTTTGTAGGTATCACTATGTGTATTTATTGTACTTTAAGTAGTATTGTATCTTCGTTAATACGCCCGTTGAGCTTGATATCTACAGCTTTGATATCCTCTAAGAACTTACGCAATTGAACCTTGCCCGAGTCTTTGAATTCTTTAAGCTGTTCTTCTGGTTTACGAAGAGTTTTTTGTACACTGTTAGATTCGTCAAAATTAATGATACCTGTACCTTTAACACTGAGTTCGCTAAACTCAGCGGCAACATATTTTCCAACCTTACGAGTTTTGGTATTGAAAACCCATAATTCTTGGGAACCAATAATATCTGTAGGATTAATTGACACAAGTTTTAATTGTTCGTGTGTTTTTAGATATTTAAGTTTGGCTACAATTTTCTCTTTAGGCTGTGCTTTTTTAGCACGTGGTGCACGATTTACTTTAGATTCTTGCATTAACATACCACAAGCATCAACTATTTCTTTATAGAATGTGTGTAGTTTCTTAATTTGTGATTTACTTAAATGACTGTAACCTTCTTTAAGTTGTTCATCTTGCCCTTGCTCAAGGTCGTCAAGTTCATTAAGTCCGTGAACATAAAAGTCACGTATAACCCTAGCATGTGCCGCTTTGGCTTCTTTTGCTTTGAGGAGATTGATTACTTTAATTGCTTTAGGATCAAATGCTTCTGGATCTCTAGAAAAATTATCTAAAGCATCTTCGATATCATCGGTCATTTTTAAACTAGACTCTCTAATACGATCCTGAATAGTAGGTTGAGGTGTTGCTGCTTTTTCTTGAACTGCTTCTTCGTCGTGATCATCAACACTTTCTTCAAGAACTCGAGCGATGGCACCTTTTAACCAAGCGACAGTACTTTTACCATTGTTAAAATCCTCACGTTCATCTAACATACCATTGTTTAAACAACTAGCAATAGCACCCATAGTTAGGTTAGTACGCCAATCCCTACCATTTTTATAGATCGCAATATCTTGTTTACTATAACCGTTAGCAGCCATCCACATAAGAATAGCAGGTTTAAGATCTTTGCCACTATAGTTTGTTCTGTAATAGTACATCACATCACGGAAGTGTGCAAGATAATGATCGGTAGTCCAACCGTCGCAGTGTTCCCACTTGAGTTGACTCAGTGATCGTTTTGGATTCTGTATCGAATCTGCTAATTCTTTAACCTTGCTCTTTTTCTTTGTTGCCATATGATTCCTATTTTTTATTAAAAGTTTTTTCAAGTAACCAAATGATATAAACAAATGCAAAAAGATGAGCTACGTTGTACCATGCAATCATACTAAACCCTAGATACATAAACAAAAAGAATCCAATCCTAACAGCAGTATTCTCTTGATCTCGAAGATCTGTTGTTAATTCTATAAAGAAATCAACAAATACTTGCCATATCTTTTTAATTAAATCTAAAATTCTATTCATTATTTTTACTTTATTTTTATTGTTCTAGAATTATTATACAATCTTTTATAGAAAAAGTCAAGATCAAACGGCCATAGGTGCAGAAATTGAAGAATGAGATTGATAGTTATCCAATCTAAAATCGTACATGTTAAACTCTGTGATATTTTTTATCTCTTTATTCATCCAGAGGGTAGGTAAAGGATAGGGTTCTCGAATTAGTTGCTCTCTTACCTGATCTACGTGATTCAAATAGATATGAGCATCACCCAATACGTGAACAAACTCACCTACTCCTAAACCACACACTTGAGCAATCATGTGAGTTAACAGTGAATAACTTGCAACATTAAAAGGTACACCTAGGAACATATCGCAACTGCGCTGATACATTTGACACGATAGTTTATTATCTGCACTTACATAAAATTGTGCAAAACAATGGCATGGTGGAAGAGCCATCTCATCTAGCTCACCTGGGTTCCACGCTGTTAAAATATGTCTACGACCAAATGGATCCTTTTTAATTCCTTCAATTAATTGAAGTAGTTGATCTACTTCTACAGGTTCGCTTTCGCTAGAGCTAATCCAACGTTTAAATTGTGTACGCCAATGTCGCCATTGTACACCGTAGACCCGACCGAGGTCGCCTGGGAATTTGGACTTAGGCTTCCAATAAGGTGATAGAGCGTTGGCTGTCCAAATAGTCACTGCTCCGGTACGTTCACCGTTTTCATCAAATGATGCAGCTTTGCCGTGTGTGATTTCTGCCAATCTTCGTTCATCGCCGCTGCCTTCGATAAACCAAAGCAATTCTCCCAAACAGGCCTTGAATGCTAACTTTTTGGTAGTAACTGCTGGAAACCCTAGGGTAAGATCATAACGCATCTGCATACCAAAAACACCAATGGTGCCTGTGCCTGTACGATCTTCTCGCACTGTGCCGTTATCTAATACGTGTTGTAATGCATCTAAATATGTTTTCATTTTGGTTTGGTTGTCAGTATGTTAAAGTTAATAGCACATCGAGGACCTTTTTTTGGAATGCCCCCACCATGATACAATGTTCCATCAAATATAATCAATCTTCCTTTTTTCGGACTCACAGATTTCATCACCTGATGATTCTGATCAAAAAATACAGTATCTCCGTCTGCATCATTCACATAGTAAAATACCACAGTGTGCTGATAAGGAAGATCGATATGAGGTGAATAATGTTCTAATTTAGTTTCGTATGGAGTTGTTACAAAAATTCTTGCCTGTATAATGTCATTAAAAATTAAATGTTCTTGATTACAGGCTATTTGAGGTATAAGAGAAAAATTAGGAAGAAAAGGACTAATAGTCGATGGCGATTTAAGAATATGTGTAAAACTTAAAGGACTTTCTCCATTTTCTTCTGCGGTATCTTCATACTTACAAGTTAACGGAATTAATGAATAAATCTCATCTTCCCTACAACGACCTAATATGCTGAATTCATAAAAGTCTTGTAGGTATTGGGGAATAATATCATCATATATCTTAATGTCCATTATTCTTTCTTAAGTAATTCCCACATCTTTTCTTTTTCAATAAGATCTTTTTCTAGTTCTACATATTGTTTACGTAGTTCTTTTAATTGATTCCAACGATTTTCAAGTTCTTCATTTGGACGAAGTATGCCCAATCTTTCTTCAACCTTATCCATAAAATCAACAAGACTTCGATCACCAAATTTAATATCGGGATTTTCACCTGCTATAGTAAGTTGTCCGCTCACTGAATTATTAATTACAGATGATGCAGATGATGCCCACGAACTTACTGGATATCCTATCGAACTTATTCCCCCTACAGTCATCCCATTGGAATAATAAGCTGAAGGATACCCTGAAGAATCGAGAGTGATAGTATCGTCACCAACACCGATGTTTATATCAATGTCACTTAAATCGATACTGTCAGACATATTAGGCTGCCTTGGCTTCTTTACGAGCGTTCTTTTCTGCTGTGATTTCGTTACGACGAGCTTTAACTGCTTTACCAACTTCTTGTAATGCTTTACGAGCACGAGTACCGGCTGCTGCATTACCTGCTGTGAACTTAGCATCTTCTGCTAAGAATGTTTCAAAAGCTGCTTTTAATTGTTCTACTGTATTTGACATTTTTGGTTCCTTTATATTAATAATCATTGACAAGTACCGCCAACTCAAGTATTATATATTATAGTATTTTAAATAGCAACCGCAAAAGCGGTTAAATAACAGCAAATTTATGCCAATTGATTTCCAAAACATACCGTTTGAACAGATAACTCGTTTCGGACAACGAACAATGTTAGAACGCCCCCTGTTCTCTGTTAGTTGGATCCTGGGGAGATTCTGTAACTATAATTGTAGTTACTGTTGGCCATATGCGAGATCAGACAAATTAGATTATCAAGATTTTAAAACATATACCAACGCTATCGATAATATCAAAACTCAAGCGAGACAAAATGGATTTACAGAATTCCATTGGAGTTTCAGTGGAGGGGAACCTACCGCGTATCGAGAACTAATTAATCTCTTTGAACACTTACAAGATAATTGTTATCAAAGCATACACATGACTACCAATTTAAGTCCTGGAAGTAAATGGTGGGGTGCCTGGTGTTATGCAACAAGAGATTTTTCACGACGAAGCATTACAGCAAGTTATCACTCAGAGCATGCCAAGGAACAAGAATTTGGTGATAAGTGTTTACAATTAATGCGTGACGGTGTTTATGTTACAATTAATCAGGTAATGGTGCCAGAACTGTTTGATGAACTGTACGATCGTTGCAGTAGATTCCATGAACGTGGCATTAATGTTACACTCAAACCTCAGAGTGATCCTACAGCTAGTTGTGTAGTAGATGGATATACAGAAGATATGGTACATAAAATGCAAACAGGATTCCCTCAACAAGCACTAGGGGAAGAAGTTTATCAAATCGCACTGTATGATCAAGAAGGTCAAGAATATCTTTTCGATCAGGCAGAAAGATTTAATGCGTTTGGATTTAATAAATTTCAAGGTTGGACTTGCAATTCGGGATATCAAAGTGTCATAATAAGAAGTAATGAAGTAAAGAGATCGTACAGTTGTCACGATCAGCCCTTAGGAACATTAACAGAAGGATTCAAACTGTTCACTATACCGCAGGTATGTATAACGCCAAGCTGTGTTAGTAGTGCTGACAGTAAAATACCAAAATGCAAATAGACTTAGATCACTACTATAAATTAATTTCTCAAAATAGCGAATTAAAAAAACATTTAGTCACTAGATGTCAAGGGCCTTGGGTCTATCACGGAGACACTAAAAAGTTAGATCTCCAAAGTGGAAACTCGGCATTTATCTACGGGTTCACCGATACAGACCTCATGGATGCAAGAAATTCTTGTAATAGTTATTTTGTTAATAATTCTGATACAGAAACACATAATCAAATTACCAAATTAATTAATAGTTTAGAAAAACATACAGGAATGACAGCATTTACTTGGGCAGTTAGTGGTAGTGATGCTGTTGAAGCTGCTATTGCTGTTAATGATCATTATTGGCGTACCCAAGGTAAAAATAAACCAATTATACTGACTTTAGATAAATGCTATCATGGAACAACCTATCTATTAAAGAGTCTTAGAGGAACTGCACCCCAATTCAGGCATGTGACAGCACATGCACCATTATGGATTAAGATTGAAGATCGAGAAGAGCAAGAAAGAATTTGTATTGAAGATATACATCAACAAATTATTACCAACCCTAATATAGGTGCTGTTCTATTAGAAGCTATACCGTGGATAGCAGGAGTATTACCATTTAGTAATAATTTCTGGTCTAATATTCGTGCGTTATGTACTCAACATAACATCAATTTAATCATAGATGACGTGGCTGGATGTTTTGGTAAATTAGGCCATATAGTTAGCCACAGAAGTTTTCAAATCGAGCCGGACATTGTTGCTATAGGGAAATCTTTAACAGGAGGATATGTTCCTTTTGGCGCTGCATTGGTATGTGATCGTATTAATCAAGCAGTGAAGGATGCTAAATGGGATCACACTCACACATGGTGTCCGGTTATGGATGGAATATATCTAGCCAACGTTATGATCAACAAGCTCGAACAAGATCTTCCTAAAGTACCTCAGATTGAACAACGATTTACAGATATAATGAAAAAGCATCGAATACATTCAAAAGGTCAAGGATTATTCCAAGAAGTTTTCAGCCCTACTAAAGAAGAAGATCTGTATGAACATGGTCTACTAATATCTATTAGATCTGAGAATTCGGTTAAGATTATACTACCTATAATTGCCGACGATGAATATTTTGAATTTTTAGATACAGCAATATCAAAATTAATTAATCTATAAAATGCAACTAGACCTAAATCATTTTCACCATTGGATGCGTGCGGTTCGACAAAGTTCTGATCCTATGCGTACCATGGACGCATTTTGGGCGGGTCAAATGAAGAGCAAATCTTGGCTGGTGAACGAACTTAAACGCCAGCGTGGCAATGTCAAATCATGGCCTACTATAGATATTCATGGCGGTTGGGTTGGAACCTTGGCAAGTATGCTATTTCAGAGCGGTATGTATATTGATCATATTAATAGTATCGATATTGATCCGGAATGTGAAGCTGTTGCTAACACAATGAATCAAATAGAATACGAAGGTAACAAGTTTAAGGCCATTACAGCTGATATGTGCAGTTTCAAAAGTAATGCTGATATTATCATTAACACCAGTTGTGAACATATCACACAAGAACAATACAATACTTGGTTGGCATTACAACCTAACTCGCTGTTTGTTCTGCAAAGCAACAACTACGACATACCCGAACATGTTAGAACTGCTAAAGATCTAGAAGAGTTTAAACAACAAAGCGGCCTTGATGTCATTTGGTCAGGACATCTTGAAACACAGTTGTATACACGTTGGATGATCATAGGAAAGAAAAATGTTTAAGATGGTTCCGTGGTCTTTAGATTTAGATCTAACAGAATTTTATATCAAGGCTGAGGCTAAAGGTTTTAAGAACAATAGCACACAAAAAATGTTGGTTGATTGTTTTGACAATGAAAGACATAAACAAACCTGGATCTTATATTATGACAACAAAGCTATAGGTAGTGTTGCGGCACACAGTTTAGATTTACCACAATTAGGTGAAGATGCTTATCGTATCTGCGCTCGAACTTGTATATTAACAGATGAATTACCTCTTACAAGTTTACGAACTATTTCTGGAATTATCAATCATCAAAATTATACAGCTCAATATTTAATACCAGCCTGCATTAGTTGGGCACCACCGTGGGGCGATTTATATATCACCAGCACAGAAAATGCTGTAGGATCACAACGATTGGTTAACAGAATATTTTGTCCTGCACTTGAGGCAACAGGTGTATTAGAATTTGCAGGAAAACATCTCTATAGAAATACTGAACAATCTTTCTGGAAGGTTAACGTTAATAAATTTAACGAGGAATTA